GTGTATTATTTCCCCATGTTTCCATAGCAGTTGTAATGTCAGTGGTATTATTTAGGTCAGAAACATAATCAAGGAAATAAACATTTGTTGTATCTATATTCCCATAAATTCTTAAATTTGCGTATGTTGCATCATCAGGAAGACATCTCATAAATTTTAGTGCGCCAGATTCTCCTAAAAAATTATACGCGACATAAGGGCCTTGACTATATTGTGTGCCAAATTGAGATATATTTGGTTTTCCAAATTCTTCAATAAACTCTGTCTGGCTACTTATTAATTTAACTTTGTTATCTTCGCCTTTTTCCGTAATTGCGCAAATAAATCCAATTGTGCCTGGCACAGAAGCAACAAATGTTGACAAATCGACAATTTTTGTATATGTTCCTACGGATATGTTAGGCATGTATATTTCCTCTAATAAGTTATTTAGTAATCTTAAATTTATAATATCCACAATTCCATTTTAAATATGTTTCCATCTTCTTCTAGTTTTTATTTTTGAAATCGTTACTTGATGAACTCCAAACATTTTTGCAAGTTCTTTTTGTGGTAAATTTGATTCTCTAATTTGAATAACATCCTGTTCTTTTAATTTTACTCTTGGATTATTTTCTCCAGAACTATGTAAACTGTGATGTTCAGATTTTGTCATCAATTGAAAATTATCTAAAATATTATCTAATGGATCTTTATTTATATGATGAATACATTCACCTTTTTTCAATTTATAATTATTAAAAGATTCAAATAATAAGGCATAAGTTAATTTAGGTTCACTTTTTCCATTTTTAGATAAATTAACATATAAGTATCCATGACTATCTTTAATTTGTTCTAATATTATAATATCTTTTTCTCGACATTTTTTAAAACTTTTTATTCTTCCTAAATTACTAACTTGATAATCTCCATTGTATCCTTCGATATCTTTAAATATTTCTCCATCTATAAATAAATCATTTGTATTTTCATAATAACAGTTCATAGTATAACCCCCCGAATTGGTTATTTCCGAATTTAAAAATTAAGAGATAGCAGGTTGTTCGGAACCAACTTTTCGAGTCTAGATTCTCTATCTATCTCTTTTATATCTTTATTAAATAAAATAATTCAATAATTCAATAATTTTTATTCTATTTTATATAGAAATTGAGTTCAATTTTTTCTACTGCTTTTACTGGAAATAATTCTACATTGACGTGAAAAGTCTTTGTCTTTAATTCATAGGCAGATGCACCAACTGAAACGGAATAATTAGATAATCCTCTTTTCTTTTTGACGGTTTCCAAGAACTCAATTATATTGCCACTGACCAATCCCCACGTAACAGCGTCATTCATTTCAAATATAAAGTTTCGAGAGTACTGCTCAAGAGCACGTTTTATGTAAAGTACCAATCTGGAAACATTTAAATCTTGAAGAGCAGACGCTTTTGATTGAGTTGTTAATTGTCCCCAAACGACATAACCAGCAGTAAATTTCACAATTGGATTTAATTGATTCAAGTACATTTGATCACGTTGTCCCAATCTAGGATTAAATCTAAGTTCTTTGATTGTGTTTATTGTTGCTCTGTTAAATCCAGCAGCAGCAAACCACAATTCAGACACGGCATCATTTCTAGGTAACAGATATGACATATGATAAATTGGTGAGAACCAAACATCTTTTCCAGTGAATATATCATAGACTTTATTATATTCTTCATATAATGAAGCATAATATGTATTGAACGTGTTTGTATTCTGTCTTGCAGTGATAGATGTGCTGTATGATGCGTTATCACCATTGTCACATATACCGATACAATCTTCTCTTGTTTGACATAAAGTTACGATTTGTGATTTTACGTCTGCGGGATATCCACAATCAAAAACCAATGAGAAATAAATATTATCTGTATCAAGAATGTCCGTATCAATTGTTCCAGCATATCCATTAGCCAATACTTCATCCGCTTCATCAGTGTCTAAATCTCCAGCACCATCAATTAATGCTCCATCCGAACCCTTCTTTAAAGGTCTAGGAGTTGAAGATGCAAATGCATTTGAAAGTGGTGATGGATTATTAATAAAGGAAACTTCAGCGTTCGATCTTTTAACTTCATATGTTATTGTTGAGTTAACGTTAAATGTCGATACATCCCCAGACCATTGTTGTGTTACAACAACAGCAGTTGAATCGATATTTCGTGTATCATATACTACTATCGTGTCGTCGTCATCACCAGATGCTGCACCAGCCCAACCATAAACAGTGTGACCTTTACCGTCTTTGGCTATAATCATATATGTCGCGCAACCAGATGTTGTCTCCCAATCACCGAAATCTTGTTTATCATCTGTTATAGTTGATGATCCAACGGTCAAATCAACCGAAACAGTTCCGATGTCTTTATCAAAAATTTTAGCGACTATGTTATATCCCTCTGTTCCAACAATTGCTCTAAGAACTGAAGAATAAGTTTCTAAAACATCTTCAATATATATTGATGCTCCACTAGAATCTTTCGCAGTTGGATCAAATGAAACGTCAAATGATTCGATGATTACATCATCACCATCAGTCTGTCTTTCATATACATCCATAACATAAACACCACTTAATAATGGATTTGTATGATCTGTAAAACGAACGCCTAATCCGTTGTAATATTCTCCGCGACCAATGGGATACAACATACATACCCTGTAAACATCTCCACTCTGTGTTGACATATTTGTTTCAATTTCTGCAACGGTATTAAGACTATCAACATATGTTATTGAAATAGCTGCACTGGCATCACATGAACCCATCGTAGCATCAATTCTTAAATTTGAATATGTCGCATCATCAGGCAAACATCTCATAAAATACAATGAACCAGATTCTCCCAAATAGTTATACGCTTCGTACATACCTTGGCCATAACTTGATCCATATGTATTAATATTTGGTTCACCCCATTCACTGATTAACTCTGATCTAGATCCTACAAATCTTACCTCGTTATCTCTTCCTTTTTCCGTAAGGGCGCAGATAAATCCTATTGTTCCGGGTACAGCAGCAACATAAGAGGATAAATCAATGACTTTGCTATAAACGCCCGGTGAAATATTAGTTGGCATAATTATATACTCCTAATTAAATTAAAATAATCTATTATATTTTTAAAATTCTATTTTTCTAACATCCTTAATTTTTTAATCTATATTTTAATATGTGACCAATTTCTTCCTTTTTTTATATCACAAATCGCTTGTGGACTAACTCCAAACATTTCACCTAATTCTCTTAGAATAATTTTATTTCCAAATTCTCTAAATGCCATCTTAATAAGAATAACATCATCTCTTGTTAATTTTGAACTACGGTGTTTTTCACCTTTAATCGAAATTAATAATCCATTTTTAAAAGCATGTTTCATGTTTTCGGATGGCGTAACCCATTCTAAATTTTCTAATCTATTATCATCTTTAATTCCATTAATATGATTAACTTGAAAATTATCCATATTATCAATAGGACTAAATGTTTCCATAATTAATCTGTGAATTAATTTCCATTTATCTTTTCTATTTTTCCACAATTGAATTTTTATATATCCATTCCTATGTTTACATGATTTCAATATTTTCAATTCTCTATTGAAAGAATCCAAATTTATTCTCTTAACCCTACCCATATCATTAATTGCATAATCAGGAAATTCTTTTATTATTTTCCATTCTTCATTCATATAATTATAATCCAATTTCTCTTAATCTATATTATTATCTATTTTAAATTTGTAATATCCACAATCCCAGATTCTAAAATAACCTTCTTTTGATCTTAGAATACACTCAGGAATATCTTTCGGTTCATCCTGTCTTTTACGAAGATTAAATCTATGGACTCTAATACCATTTTTAATATAAAAATAATTTGGTTTAGTTATATGATCTAATTCAAAACCAATTTTAAAATAAATATTTCCATTTGACCATCTTCTATCTACATACGAAAATATTTCTTTCCATTCATAATTTTTTTTGAAATATATTAGCAATTTAGAAACTATTCCTGGAATATGATAATTTGAATTAGAACAGAATCTATTTAATTCATAAATATTTTCAATATTTTTAGATCCTTTTGAAATATTTCCCTTTGAGAATGTCATAACAGATATTAATTCATCATCACAAAAAGCTCCTAATTTTATATTAGAATTATCTTTTCCCTGAATATGATATTTATCTAAAAATTCATTTTTGATTTTAGGATCTATTTCTTTTATTTCACACTTACGTGCATGAATTCTCTCTGATGTATTTAAACTTAAAATTTGTTTTAATCTGGACTTAACAATATCTTGTTTAAAAATCCATTCATCTTCAAATATATGAATTAGTTGAATGTTCTGAAATTGACATAATTCAGTTTTATTTAGATGATAATTTTTATCATCTATATTTTTTTCAGAATGCCAATATAATCCGTCAAATTCAATAGCTATATTTTTTGATGGAATAAAAATATCTAATTCGTATGGTGGAATTATTTCTCTTGAATTTTCAATAATTTCTAATGATTCAATTGATTTTATAAATTCTAGTAATTCTATTTCTACATTGGATTTATTTCTCGGAAAACATTTTGGACATGTAAATCCTTGTTGAATTTCATTCCATATTTGATTAAATTCTATATTACAATTTAGACATTTCCAATTATGTTTAAAGTGAGAATCAATATATTTTTTATCTATTAATTTAATATTTAAATATTCTAATTGTTTATTTAATATTGGAATAAATTTATTTGTATTAGTTTTTTTCATTCTTTCTACTACTTCTTTATTCTTAAGTGGATGTCCATTATATTTTTCTAGGAATGTTTTATCTCTCTTTTCTTTTATCTTGTCATTTTGAGATGGATATTCAGTTCCATATTTTCTTAAACATGTTTCTTTTTGTTTTTTTCTTATTTTTTTTTTTTGTGATGGATTTTCAACTCCATATTTTTCTATAATTGTCTTTTTTGCTTTTTCTTTTACTTCTTTATTTTGTAATGAACATACATTTCCATATTTTTTAATATTAGTACTTTCTCTTTTATTTTTTATTATTGATGATATTGATACACATTTTTTACTACAGAATTTATTGTATCCTTTTGATAAGTTTATATAATTTGTTCCTTTTCCACATTCTAAACAAATTCCTTCATTTTCTTTTTTCAAATATTTATCATAATATTCTTTTGAGTTAACATTATAAGTTTTTCTAATATGTGTTGATAATCCAATATAATTTTTAAATTCTCTATGACAAACTTCACATTTAATCACTCTAATTCCTCCAGTTGAATTTATTTATATTTTCCAGTTTTAAAAATTTAAGAGAGAAGAAGAATTACTGGAGAAATTCTTTTCGATCCGTCGATCTATCTTCTCTCTTTTATATATTTGTTAACTATCAAACGATTATTATACGTATATACTCCAAAGAAATGTTAGAATTCTTGAACTAGTTTTTACAATTGAGGGAAAAGTTGTCCGACTATAGATTGTAAATGGCCCTGTTTCTCCACCAGAACTACTCTTTGCAACAAAGAGACCCGCTTCTGACAGATTATATCCATTTGCATTATTTGCTCCCACCGTAATCGTAACCCTAGCAATTAAATATGAATTATTATTATTTATGTCTTGTAAAAATTCCACACCATCAATAGGCTGTTTATAATATCCTTCGACTGGTGTTGTTCTATAATCTGCATTTGTGCTATCGTTAAGATTTATCATTATATCATTATTCAATCCAGTATCTGTACTCGTAGGTGCTGTCGGAGTTAATGGATCTGCCTCAGGTGTCCCACCATTGCCTAATCCCACCCAGTAAATGAAATCAACATTCGATGATGTTGTATCTGTATTATTTACATTGAAAATTCGTTCAGCTAACCACTCTCTGCCGGTATATAAAACTAAATTTGGTTGTCCAATTAATTTCTTTTTCCCATCCGGGAGAACATCATAAATTTCAACAAAACCATGAGGAAGTCTTCTATTTTTATCAACTACATTTATATTATCCTGTAGACAGTGGCCATAATAATCATGAACCTGAACTTGGATATCATTCAATTTTTTATCCACTTTAAGTCTCCTTCATTCAATACATTTTACATAAGAGTCAAATAATTAGTTGCAAAAAATGCCTCTTGATATTGACATTCTTTTAGCTTGTTACATTCTTCTGTTTCTTCTGGTTTTTCCGATTTTTCTTTATCTTTTTCTTCGTCTTGTTCCTCATAGATTTTATGACACTTTTCAAATATTTGGTCTGATGTCACTTTGTTCATTTATTTAAATCTCCTCTAAGGAATCTTCAGTTCCTTCAATTAATCGAATGGAATGAGATTCCATAAAATATTATTATTTATTTTGAACAATTTGTTTCTGTAAATCAAGTAAAATTTTACTATTGTCTTTTATACTTAAATCTAATTTATTATTTAATGTTTGAAATCCTTCATTTAAAGATTTATTCAAATCCTTCAATTCATTAAATACATTATCATTATGTTTATTGTTGTATGTAATATAATTTTGTAGTGACAATTCAATCTTTTGACATGAAAAGACATTTTTTGTTGTCCAAATAGTCCATGATATAATCAGAAATAGAATCGGAATTGATATGCCTATAATTATTTTTTTAAAAATACTGTCGGACACCTATGTTCCTCCGTTAGATATATAATATAATTTTCTAATATAGATTTATGATTTATATTATATGATCTGGATGTAATATACAAAGGCAAAAGCTCTCACCTGTTACCATTTCATTGACTATTAATTTCTGAAATTTTTTTATCGAATCTTCATTTAAATCATATAATTTCATTGCATATTTAAAACTCCCTATCTTGTACTGCCACATACGTGAGTTCAAGTCTTATTGTTCCAGTTGGCACAATTAAATCATTATTCATCATATAAAAATATATTTT